CTGGAAGAATCGCGCAGCCTGTTGCTAAAGATTTCAGCCGCCAATATCACCAATAAGCCGGTACCCCTGAGCGCCTTACGCGGTCCCTTTCTGGACTATCTGGAATCGCTGGAGAACTGCAAGAACGGTATACCCGGCATACCGACCGGCTTTTATGATCTGGACCGGAAGATCGGAGGCTTGCAACGGGGCGACCTGATTCTTATCGGCGGTAGGCCCAGAATGGGCAAGTCAGCCCTGGTTGGCCAGATAGCTTACAATGCTGCCAGGCAAGGCAAGCGAGCGCTGATTTTTTCACTTGAAATGTCAAACCAGCAAATCAACCAACGGCTCATCTCGATTGAAAGCGGCATACCCCTAAAGGCGCTGCGAACTAACCAGATACACGATGGCCGGTATAGTGACCTTTACCGGGCTATGGATACCCTGGCCGCCCTACCTGTTTTTATTGATGACAAGAGCCGCTACATTGATGAGATTATAGCTAAGGCAATCACCCACCACGCCCGCCAGGGGGTTGATCTGGTCATCGTGGATTATGCCCAGCGGATTCGGACCCGGCAACGTTACCAGAATCGAGACGCCGAAATAGGCGACATCAGCGGCCCGCTGAAGTCACTCGCCATGCAGGATTTGAATGTACCCGTTGTTTTAATTAGTTCTCTTTCCAGGGCTTGCGAGGCCAGAGGCGACAAACGGCCTATGCTGTCTGACCTTAGAGAAAGCGGCAATCTCGAATATGATGCTGATGTGGTAATGTTCTTGTACCGTGATGAGGTTTACAATCCAGATACCGAGTACCCGAATATGGCCGAGCTTGCTATCTCAAAGAATCGGAACGGGGAAGAGGGAATGATTGAACTATTTTTCAAAAAGGAAGTTGTCTCATTTGTGTCACTGGAAAAAAGAGTGACCCCACTCAGGCAGGTATCGTGAAACGCCCCGAAGATTACTTTAACTATCCCGATATAGGCGAGAACAGAGGTCCCGTATTTATAAGTGAGATAGTAGCCGGCTACCTTGAATTTTTGAAGGATAGACAGATATGGTTATCTAATCCCGCTGAATTTCGATTGCAGGGCAATCAGCACTGGTATAGAGAAATCTATCTAAACAGTATCTATTGGGTTAGATATGTTAGACCTTTTATGCTTGGAAGGGCCGATCACAAATGCGAGTCCTGTGGCCGGCGTGATGACGTGGTTCTTGACGTTCATCACAAAACCTATGACCGCCTGGGTTTTGAATTGCCGGAAGATTTAGAGGTTTTATGCCGGGATTGCCACGAAGCAGAACACGGTGTTATTGTCGAGAACACGGCCCCCATCGCCCGGCCCCATATCCCCCAAGGGGACCCGCAAGGCTTGTGGGGCTTTGACGGGCGGCGTAACGTTAATTAGCGAAAGGATAAAAATGGACGCATTTACAGAATACATAGAAAACTTATGTGAATGTACCCGCTGCGGAAAACTATGCAAAGTAGCCGGGCCACCCAACCCAGAAGCACGGCTAATGCCATACGCCACGGCGGAGGAAGCCAAAAAGCGCGGCCTGTGCGCCGATTGCGCCGCTACAGTATTTATTCAAGGTGTCGAGACGTTGATGTATGGTATTAAATTAAATGGGGTCAAGATATTGCTAGACCCGCATGTACAAAAAGGCTTTGGCGAGGTTATGGTTATCGGCAAAGCAGACGCCAGGCCCGCTGAGGTCAACTGGCAACGAGTGGTAGATAATTGGGAATTGCCATTACCGAAAAGGCGGAAGCAATCGAGACGAAAGTGAGGAAGACTATCTTGAAACTTTGGGCAAAATTGGAACCCGGCATTTGCCGGTCAGTAGATGGCGGCTTTATGCTGCTTGGTTTTTACCGTGTGCTGTCACCATTCGATGATGACCTGTCTCAGATGCGGATACGGTTTGTCGTAGAGCGGGCGATAGTGGAGCGGGGGTGGTCGTTTTCTGTCTCGTATGACGCCAGCGATGATAAATACTGGGGTACAGTTGACCGGGATGATGCGCAAAAGGCCGTTACACCAGCCCACGCCCTGCTATCGGCCTACGTGAAGGTGCTAGAGGCTGTGAGCGGCGATAGGAGCGAGGGGTAGATGACATTCGATTTAGGCTATGCCGACCCATCTTGGAGATTTTCCAATTGGAATATGGGGGAGATGGCAAAATATGGTGAGAAGTGGGCACGTGCTAATGGACGGAGTCCTTATCCGGTAATGACTACCGAGGATATTTGCGCCTTACCTGTTGCCGATATAATGGCAAAGGATTCGGTCATGCTAATGTGGGCAACCTATCCCAAGTTGCAAGACGGTTTGCAAGTTATGAAGGCTTGGGGGTACGATTTCAAAACGGTTGCATTCACCTGGATCAAACTTAATCCATCGGGGGTCGGCTGGCATTTTGGAATGGGATACCACACGAGAGGCAATGCGGAAATAATACTGCTTGGCACACGGGGAAAAGGGTTAAAAAGGATAGATAATGCCATTGCAAATTTATTGATCTATCCGCGCGGTAGACACAGCGCCAAGCCCCCCATTGCCAGAGATAAGATTGAACGCCTTTACGGTAACGTAAGCCGAGTCGAGCTATTCGCTAGAGAGCAAGTAAAAAATTGGTCTTGTTGGGGTAACGAGGTTGAGTCAAGTATCGGCACTGAGGCTTTATGGCCTTACATTATACCGCCTTATACGGCGATTCTAGATGAGGATGAATTTCAAGGCTTGCCAGTCGTGGATACCGTTCAAATGTCTTACGACTATGGTGAGCAAATGAGAATGATGTGAGGTACTTGTGATGAAATGCATCGCCTGTCATCAAAAAATCAAAATCTCTCAGGTAGTCATCACCGCACCGATAGGCGATATTTGCTGCCAGTGCGCCCGTGACGGGTGGGAGTTTTACGAGACGGGCCACGGCCCTTCGATGAACTCAGGACACGGTCTAGCCTTGCGCCTGCGGACACCTGAACAGCGACAGGAAGCGGCAATACGGCAGTTGCCGCTATGGGGCGAGGCCGCATAGCCGACGAAAGGATTGAGCCGTGAGCAAAATCAAATTACCCCTGATTCAAGCGACAGCCTTGGCTAATAAAATTGTAACTGCCTTATCCCCCGGTTGCCTAAGAGCGGAGATTGCCGGTTCGATTCGCCGGCAAAAGGAGTACGTCGGAGACCTGGAGATTGTCTGTATTGCCAAGCCCGAACTCGACAGCGTGATTGAGGAATTGGTCACAGATAACCGGCTAACCAGGGGTGACAAAAACGGCAAGAAGTTCAAGAACTTTCTTATTCCATCCGTGCCGGGACTGGGGTTGGATTTATTCATTCCGACCCGTGAGACCTGGGTCGTTATTTTTACCATCCGTACTGGGCCGGCTGAGTTTAGCCAAAAACTGGTAACGCAACAAAACAAGGGCGGATTTCTACCAAGTGATTTACACGTCAAGGAAGGGCGGATCTGGCGAGGCAGTGAGGCGTTGCCGACGCCGGAGGAGGCCAGCGTTTTTAAGATGCTAGGGTGGTATATCGAACCCGAAAACCGCACGGCTGATTTTAGGCCATCAAGAAGCCGGCTGGTGCTGATGAATCGTATCGGGCAAGGCCACCTTGAGCCGGGGATGAATTTGGAGAAAATGAGGCGTATCTTACGTGATGCGGATATAGCCGGCCTTGAAAGCGCCAGCGACGAAGAGCTAAAAGGAATTTGGGCAACTGTAGAGGCCGCTAAGGAGGCGAATAGACGGCAATAGAAAATTCTAGAGCCAGAGGGCGACTCTCAGCCACTTGACGTAAGCCTCAAAATCAAGTAAAATTGTATCTAACTGGTCGGGAGTCCAACAAAGGGTAAAAGCCCTAAAGATGAATCTCCCGGCCATTTTTATTTTCCAACAACCGAAGCCCGGACCTAGACGGCGACATAGCTTTTCCTCCCGACCAGCTATGCCCCTCCCCGTCTAGGCCGGGTTTTTGTTGTTTGATGAGGAGAGATGAATAGATGTCAGTAGTCAGTAGTCAGATTGGAGCAATGATGGACTCACTTAAAAGCTTCATCTTCCCATACCTCAAAATGTATGCGGCCCTGGCCGCCGCCTGGCTCGCCACCGCCAACATAGACCCGGCTACTGTCTCAACGTTCCTGGCTGGCCAGGGGTTGACCTTGCCCGATTCGGTCGCGGCGGTGGCTATCGGTTTGGTGACGGCGGCGGCTGTGTGGGCCGTGCCGAACAAGACCAAGTAAATATGTGGCTGAACTTACACCCGACGAACTCAAGCAGATTCGCCTTTTTATTGCTATGGCGCGTGACATCCTTGAGCGTTACGCACGGACCTATGAAGAGTTAGAGGGTATCCGCCTATCGCTAGAAGAGCAGCGAGAATTACAGGCCGAACACTTTGAGGAAAACGCACGATGGGCTGATAGTCTGTCAAAGCGGATGGATAGGCAAGAGCGCTATGTCATCCTCAAGGGAATGGCCACTACGGACCACCTGGTGGGCGGCGGTAGAGAAACAATCCAGATCGAAACCATCGTTGCCAGAGAACACATTGACCGGGCGCTCAGGGAAGAACTTGTGACCCAGCAGGAATTAATCTTGCAGTACCAGAAAAACATAGACAAAGTGAAGCTCAAAATAGCCAAGTTTGGCGACACCGTTGCCCTGGTCAATGAAGTGGATGATTATCAAAAACAGATAGACAAGTCTCAGGAAGCGATAAGCAGAATCAGGCAAAATCTGGACTAGACAGGCGAGGGGCCGACGACGTGTGACCGTCGCCGACTCCCTCTAAGCAACGGAAAGAGTGAACTTCCCGGAGCCTAAATGATTTTAACATTTCTAACTTTAATGAGTCAAACTATCGCAAACCTTTTTAGCGGCGAATGGGAAATCATTCTTGTTTTAAATATCATTGTCGGCCTGTCATGGGTGGTATTGTTCGCTGGCCTATTTATCGAATTGAGGCAGGGTAAGAACGGGGTCACCAGGGGACTATATCACGTGGTCGGAGCCGTCCTACATCAGCAGTTGTTTAGCATCGTCGGGACTGCGTACATTATTCAGGGCAAGCCCGTGGAGTCCCTGGGTGACTGGCGGCTGTTTTCCATCCTTCACATTCTGGCCGCCATTGCATACAGCATTTTTGAGGTAATCCGCCATGTTGTTCAAAGAGCGCACGAAAATAACGAAACTGATTAACGAGCGGCTTGTGCTGGCGTTCCTGAGTATATGGTCAGTGACAGGACGCTTATGGCGAAAAGACGCATAAACGAAAACGTTTTCGACCGCATCGGCACGCGCTTAATCCGGGTTGCCGAAACCCTGCTGCTCTACAGCGGCCAGACCAGATCGGCCCGCCGGGTCACTCAGGACGTTACCCGGTCCCAACGTGAAATTGAGGCGGTAGATAGTGAGGCCGTCAAGCAGATGGAGGCGGAAACCAAGGCAATGGAACAAATGGTTCAAACATTTGTGGCCCGGCAGCTTGACCGGATTCGCGCTTTACAGGTAAGCCAGGGAGCGCAAGTACAGAATCGACAGGCGATTGAGGCACTGGAAGCGCACCTGGCCGAAATGGATCTTGATAGCGTACAGGATGACACCGCAACCCTGGCGACTATACTGGGCTATGGCAACTATGTACACCTGCTGCAAACTGAAGTGCCATTGTGGGAGATGTTGCTCGGTCTGGTGGATCCGCCGGTATTTGCCGGGGCGTTTGGCAAGCAAGAAGCTGGGAAGCAGCAGGCGCTGTTTGCTTCGTTGCGGGGATCGGTGAATGAGTTGAAAAAGGTTGATGGGATATTAGGGGAGCCGGAGTGAACAACGGTAACGGCCTACTGCCCCATAACGACTTATTTAGATTCACACCGACCGGCCTGCTTATCGCTGGCGAGCCAGACTTTGCCGCCTGGGAGCAATTGGGCCAACAGCTACATTATATCGAGGGCGCTGTCCATTGGTGGATAGGTGACTGGCTGAATTATGGTGAAGGTCGCTGGGGCGAGATGTACAGCCAGGCGTTGGAGATAACAGAGTTTACTTATGGCACATTAGCTAATGATAAATTTGTCGCCAAACAGGTAGAATTTTCACGCCGGCGTGAAAATCTGAGTTTTTCTCATCACACCGAAATAGCACCCTTACCACCCGAAGCTCAAGACCGATGGCTCGCTATTATAGAACGGGACAATTTATCCAGAAACGACCTTCGCCACCGAATCCGGCGCAATCCATCGGGTATTGAGGCTCTACAGGAGCCGCCCGCATTGACCGGCAAGTATCGTATCATCTACGCGGACCCGCCCTGGAAATACGGCAATGATATGCCCGATTACTTTACCGAGCAGGCAGACCATTACCCGCTGATGACAGTCAATGAAGTAGCGGCCCTGCCAATTGTAGACATCGCAGAGGATAACGCCGTTTTATTCCTATGGGTCACATCGCCCATTTTAGAGGAATCTTTTCAGGTCATTCGTGCCTGGGGTTTCGAGTATAAGGCGTCTTTTGTATGGGATAAAATCAAGCACAATATGGGGCATTACAATTCAGTGCGCCACGAATTTTTATTCGTTTGTACGCGGGGAAGTTGCCAGCCCGATGTCCAAAAGCTATTTGATAGCGTTCAGATAATCGAGCGTTCAAATACTCACTCTGAAAAGCCGGAACAATTCAGGCAGATTATAGACACCCTTTACCCATACGGCGAAAGGATTGAACTTTTCGCCCGAAAACAGGCGGATGGATGGAAGCGACATGGTAACGAACTCGTATCCCAACCCTAATTTCTACCCGGACGCAAAGTGGCCTGATACGTTAGAGAACGGGCGTGAGTTTCAAGATTTTGTAATGGAGGCATTGGCAAAGACCAACGTCATTTTGCAAAACTACGCCAGCCGTAAATATCAACGCGATAAGGGTGAAAGTTTGCAGGGATGGGAAATCAAGCTCGATAATCGCTGGACCGAAACGGGCCGGTTGTCAATCGAGCTAGCGGAAAAGACCAAGGCCAATCAAGAGAGGTGGATAGATTCGGGTATTTACCGGACAGATAGCTGGCTTTATATTCAAGGCAATTATCAAGGGGTCTTTATCTTTATGACAAAGATACTCATAGGACTCCATAAAACAAAAAGGTATCAAGAGCACGAATTGGCTACGATTAAAAAGTTTTATCTTCCCATAGAAGATGCTCATAAATATGGTCATTTTATAGCAATTGAGGTTCACTAATGCCCCAAAAACTAACAATGCCCCGGCTGGGCGCGGAACTCGACAAGGAATCGTACCTTTGGCTTGCTGCCCAGCATCCAAATATCCTTGACGCGATTGAAGCCGAAGTCGTAGCCGGTCGCAGTCCGCAGGACGTGCGGTTATTCGTTTTGCGGCAAACTGGAAGAGTCGAAATCGCTATGAGATGTGAACAGGCCGCCCGCTATGTCGCAGCGCAAGAGGTTAGCGCGCTGGAAAAATATGGGATGAAGGAATGACCCGCAAGACACTGACCGGCATTGAGCAGCTCAACCTCTGGCAGCGTCAGCGCCGCATTAGCCCACCGCTCTATGAGCTTCTAATACGGCGGCTGACCTATCCGCCGTTTTCGCCACATTCTACCAGCATCGTCGGCATATCGGCGGTCCGGCTAAACGAGTTGATTGCCAGTGGCCAGATTTGTCGAGTGCGCGGCATAGGTGATAGCCGGCTGGCACAATTGCGGCAGTTGGTAAGACCGCATCACGCGGCTTTGTATGTGGATGTTCAGCAGATGGGGAGATGGGGAGAGAGGGCGTGAAACAGAGCTACGATAATCCAGAAGCCAGGGATGCAGCTATAGGCGTACTTGAGAGCTTGCAAAATATTGTAGGCGGGCACTTCCCCTGGTGCGATGATTACCTACAACCCGTCAAAGTGCTGTGCACCTGCGGAATGGACTTGATGAGACAGGCAAAGGGTAAATTGAATAACGAGCGGTTTGAGGAATATTCACTCTGGGCCGATGCATTGGGGATGGATTAACAAATGATGTTCCCTCACCATCTGACGGTCAACCCCTTCGGCCCCCACGCCCAGCAGCCCGCGCCCGATGTGCCGTTGCACGTATTCCAGGCGGCGCAGGCGGTCAACGCAACGCATTTGAGCGCCGATGGCTTGATAGCTTACGATCAGCGACAATATAGCGTGTGGTATTGTGAATGGAAAGATCAGACAAGGCGCTTTGGCAGCTGGTATAAAATCGTGGATGGCGGGTTGCCGGTGGATGCGGTGGTGATGAAGTGACCCAGATTATTTACGCTTTGCCAATGTCAGGTCGTAGCTTTCATCGTATCGAAGGTGAAAAATTGCAATGCGGTAGCAGGGCAGAAATTTGGACAACTACCCCCAACATTCCGCGTGATTATCTACCCTGCTTGCGCTGCTTTGAGGTATGCCAAAAGTGCGGCCAATTTGACCACGGACAGACGGGTGAATATCCCTGTTCGGAGTGTGGCTTGCCGGTGGTGTGGGACGAGGCGCTACCTGCGGCATTGCCAGCCGATGCGGTAAGGATGTAGTCAAATGCCCAAACGCCGCCTCGCCCTCCTATTCGCCGTCCTGTGTATCGAGTGTGCGTTTATGGGCATCACCGGCCTATTGCCCGCCGTCGCGTTTCTTTGGATGGCGGTGGGGACGGCAAGGTTGTAGCCTATCTGTGACCTATTTTTATCTAGTTGTTTGAGTATCATCGGGCCGGGTGCTGTAAGCTATACCCCCGCCCTCGAAGTCGTGGCCGAAAGGCGGGTACTCAACGATTGGGGCCTAACTGATGATTGGTCGACCTTCGAGGTTTTAGCAGCCGTGCCCGACTGTAGATTGTTAAATAGATCAGGCTGGTTAATCGCTGGTGGCAAGGTGCTGACGGTCAAGATAGTAGATTGCGCCCAAGAGAAACACCGGCAAGCGATGGTGGACAACGGATTACTGGCAGATGCGAGTATGGAAGAGTTGAATCATAAGGCGGGGTGGCTGGTGTTACGATGAAGTACCTTTTGAACGGCACAATTACAATATGGGTTGCTACTGAACCCAGTGTCACCGTTGTCCTGTCCAGTTGTACAGCCTGCGGGATGATACACAGTGGGGCTTGTCAGCTTGTCAGGACTGTTACTTATAGTCCTGATGGAACGATAGCCGAAGTTAAACTTTACGAAATGGCAAAATGAACAAACCACGCCGCACCCTTTCCGACTTCGCGCTGCTAATTGGCTACGTTATTGGCGTAGCGAGTACGCTGGCACTGTGGTGGTGGATGGGATGACGCAAAACGGTAAGCGCCCGCGTCGGCGCTATGATGACAAGTTTAGAGCTTCCGCCGTGGTGATGCTGGAAGCGGCGGGGTATCCTGATAAAAAGGGGGCATTAGAGCAAACGGCCAAGGCGTGTAAGGCCCCTGAAAGCACCTTGAGAGGGTGGTACAGTGAAGCCCATAATCCACCGCCCGCGAAACTTCGCGCCGAAAAAAGGCTAGAACTGACCGACCTACTCAAGAATGAATTGGGGTCTATTTTTAAGGCTATGCCCAATGCTCGGCCCGATGCATCCTATAGAGACCTGGGCACAGTGGCAGCTATTTTTATTGATAAGTTGCAATTGCTTGAAGGCAAGCCGACCTGGATAGTTGAGATTACCAACCTACTCAAAGATGGCACTATCACCCCGCAGGACATAATAAATGAGTTTGCAGACCAGCCCGAAATTGCTACAGGACTATTTGAGTCCATCGGCATACGGGCAATTGAAGTTAGAGAAGCTCAAGCACAAAGCGCAGAGGTCGAATAACGCCCCCCTCTGGCAGCCCAACCCAGACCACGCCGACGGAACGCCAAACACGCAACGCCTGGCCTATGAGAGCGTGGCTGATGTTGTCGGCTTGTCGGGTACGGCGGGATGGGGTAAGACTGATTTACTTCTGGGGCTGGCTGCTAACAAGCACCGGCGGAGCGTCATCTTTCGGCGTGTCTTTCCGAACTTACGCAGCGTCATTGAGCGCAGCCGGGAAATATTCAACGCCGAAGGTTCAAAACATAGTGACGATTCTTTCAATGAATCCTTGCATCGTTGGAGCATCGAGGGCGGTAGCAAGATGCTTGAGTTTGAGGCGTGCCAGCATGAGCACGATAAATACAAACAGCGAGGCCGCCCGCGTGACTTCTACGCCATTGATGAAGCGCCTGAATTTACCAAAACCATCGTTGATTTTATCACGGCCTGGAATCGCAGCCCAAACCCAAACCAGCATTGCCAGATATTCCTGGCTTTTAATGTCCCTTCGGATGACGCCGGTACGTGGGTAATTGATTACTTTATGCCCTGGATTGCTCATTTATTCCCGGCCAAATTCGATCATCCCAAGCCGGCCAAGCCTGGGGAGTTGCGTTGGTATGCGACGGTAAACAGTAAAGAAGTTGAGTTTGAAAGTGGTGAGCCGGTCAAGGTGGGTAGAGAAAAGATTTACCCGCGCTCTCGCACGTTCTTTTTTGGTACGCTGCTTGATAACCCTTACTATGATGAGCGATATATCTCGCTCCTGCAAGCCCAGCCAGAGCCGCTCCGCTCACAGTTGCTCTATGGAAACTTCGCGGTCGAGACAAAGGGCGATCCCTGGCAAGTCATACCTACGGCCTGGGTCAAGGCGGCTCAACGGCGGTGGATGGAACGCGAAAAGCCCGATATGCCGGTATCAGGTGTGGGGGTAGACGTGGCTAGAGGCGGTAGAGATAATCTGGTTTCGGCCAAACGGTATGGGACGTGGTTTGATGAGCCGGCCAAAACACCCGGCGTCAATGTAGAGGACGGGCCAGCAGCGGCGGAGCTTATCAGGCTGGATTTACAGAATGATGAGCATATCGGCTATATCAACATAGACGTTATCGGCGTAGGAACATCGGCTTATGATTCGGCCAAAGTGATATGGCCCGGCCTGGTCAACCCGGTCAATGCGGGCGCGGGTTCATCTTTTGTGGTCAAGACCAAAGAGGGGCAAGAGATACTACGGATGAAAAACATTCGAGCTGAGTATCACTGGCGCATGCGGATAGCCCTGGACCCCGAACACGGCGACGATATAGCCCTGCCACCCGGCAATGAGATCGTAGCCGACTTATGCTCTGCCAGATACAAACCATTAGCCGGGGGCGTTATTCAAATCGAAGAAAAAGACGCGATTAAAGAGCGAATCGGGCGCTCTCCTGATGTGGGGGAGGCGATTATGTTGGCCAATTTAGCCCCGCCTGAACCGGCCACGCTACAGCAACACGCAGTTAATCCGTTTTACAGTTGAGGTATATGCCAAAGTCATTTGACCCCAAATTACCACCTAGAATTAAACTGACAATAGAGTGTAAGTGCGGAGTTGGCTTTGCGCCATTCTATAAACACTCTAAAGATTGCCCGTTTTACTATTTGGTAGCCGGTCATTCTTCGATGTCTCTTGAGGACGAAATAAAGGTGAAACGCACTAGTGAGACGGAGGTGTAACTATTCCTGAAGCATTGATTTACGCAACCGACCCAGACAGCAAAGCCGCCAAAGCAATCGAGGCCGCCTTTGTGAAGGAATACAACGACCGCGCCAAAACCTTCAAGCGCAGTTGGTCATACTACAACGGCGATCACGACCTACCGCTTAAAGCCCAAAAAGACGGTCACAATGATAACGTGATTGTCAACCACGTCGAAGCATTAGCGGAGCGCATCACCGGCTTTCTGCTTGGCGACGGTATCAAGTTCGATGCGGCTGGAGACGACGCCGAAACGCCAACCGACAACGACATATCCCTGATGTGGCAGGCGAATCGCGGCGCGATTCTACAGGGGAATATTGCCCTGAGTGGTGCGATTGAGGGCCACTGTGCGGTGCGCCTGATGCCTCCCGGCGAGTTTGACGAATGGCCCAAGCTAATCCGCCTGAAGCAATCCCACTTTAGCGCGTTCTGGGACGCGCTTGATATGAGCCGGGTTATCTGGTACAGGTTGCAACATCAAGCCGGTGGCGCAGGCCGGCGCATTGACTACGTGCGCGGGGCAATGGCTGATGAGCGCACAATAGACCACGAGGCCGATGGCTGGCTAGAGTTTGTCTATGAAACGGACGGGGCCCAAGCCGGCAATATGCTGGGGTCAAACACAAAATGGACGCTCAAAGCATTTGATGACCGGCCTAACCCGTTGCCGTGGGAGTTCCCCTGGCCGCCGATTGTTAACTGGCAGAACCTGCCAGACCCCAACGGCTACTATGGGCGGTCTGATGTCAAGTCGGCGATAACGCTCAACGATGCGCTTAATTTCATCCTCAGCAATGCCCAACGGATTATCAAGCACCACGCCGACCCCAAGACGGTTGGAACGGGCTTTGTTGCCGAAGAACTCATTCAGTCTCAAATTGGCGGATTTTGGACCGTTGCCAATAAGGACGCCAAGGTTTTCAATCTTGAAATGCAATCAGATGGCGCATTAGTCCAATGGTTGCTCAATCAGATCGTTTCTGGCCTGTGGGAATCGGGCGGAATGGTAGATCCGCAGACAATGAAAGACCGCGTGGGGGACTTGACCAACTTCGGCTTGCGGGTGCTGTTTGCCAACGCCATCAAGAAGACCTCCAAGAAAAGGCTTTTGTACAGTGAAGCATTTGAGCTTATCGCCAAGTATGGCCTAGAGTTGGCGGGTAAGGCCGTGCCTGAAAGTGTGGCGACGATTTGGCCGGATGCGCTGGAGGAAGATGAGACGGTGGAAGTGGCGACGCTGGGGCAGGAATGGGATAGAAAGCTCATTAGCACAGAAACTTATCGAGACCGGCGCGGGTATGACGACGAGAAAGAGCAAGAGCGCATCAATAACGAAATGGGTACTGGCGATGTTGGCGCTCAGATATTGGGCGCGATGAATAGCAACAAGCCGTTTAACAAGGGTGCGGGTGTACCGGCACTGGCCGGTGAAGCTGCCCCAAGCAACCTTGAATCAACGCAGGGCTTGAATGGTATCCAAATTAAGGCGGCGCTGGATATATTGGCCGCGCTTACGGCGGAGAGTTTGACCAAGGAGGCGGCAACCGAGCTACTGGTAGCAATGGGAATGGATAGGGAAGCTGCTAACTTAATTGTTAGCTCTACAGTGAAGTTGCCCAAGCCAGAGCCGGCCCCGGTAGTGGCTCCGGCTACAACGCCTGACGCGGCGGCGGTATTGGCGCGACTGAAAAGGCCGGGTAGCTAATGCCCCGCCCAACCGCCCTTGACGCCGCCCGCCAATTTCGCCAGCATCTCGCCAACGATGAAGCGCAAGCCGCTCAACGTATGGCAACCGTCTACAACCGTATCTTCACCGACCTGCAAGGCGACCTCGCCAAGCTGTCAGTTGACATAGCGGCAATGGAAGAACCGACCAGGGGTGCGATAATGCGACTGGCACGGATGCAAGCCATACAGCAACAGGTCAAGGAGCAAGCAACCAAATTCGGCGGCACGGTTCAAAATGAGGTAACGATTGTTCAGTCTCAATCAATCGAGGCCGGCATAGCCAACGCGCTAAAGCTAATGGAGGTCAGTTTACCCGCGCTGCCTGATGACATCCGACGCCAGATAACCGGCTCATTCGCTCGCTTGCCGGCTGATGCGGTCGAGGCAGCGGCGGGGTTGACCGGTAAGGATAGCCCGCTAAACGAGCGGTTGACGGATCTCTATGGTGAGTATGTAGCGGAGCAAGTGGGCAACCACATCACCGATGGCATAGCGAAGGGTGACAACCCGCGCACGATTGCGAGGCAACTGGAAAAGAATGTTTTGAGCGGGTTAGGGTCTGGGTTGACATCGGCGCTGACGACGGTTCGGACGGCGCAGATCAAGAGCTACCAACTGGCGAATCACGCGACGTATTTAGCGAATAACAACATTGTCAAGGGTTGGATTTGGCACGCAGAACTTGGGAGCGCGTGTTTGAGTTGCACGGCGATGCACGGAAGTGAGCACCCATTAGACGAAACGCTTACGGATCACCATTCCGGAAGATGTTCACCCGTGCCAGCCACCATCACCTACGCCGATTTGGGCCTTGACATCCCCGAAACGGTAGAGCCAATGCAGACGGGCGAGGATTGGTTCAACGAGCAACCAGCCAGCGTGCAACGGGAGATGATGGGCGGTGCGATGTATGACGCCTGGCAAGACGATAGGTTTGCATTTGGGGAGTTGAGCCGGCCTTACAGCGACCCGGTTTATGGGGAGTTGCTACGGGAGGCCAGCTTGAAGGATATTCTAGGGGATGCGGCAAAGGAGTTTTACAGGTGAAAATCCTTGACCGCCTTACTATTCGCTTTGAAATCTTCTGGCGCCGCTGGTGGTATATGCGGTTGCCGATACTGTGGGGGATTATCAGAAGGAAATGAGCGACCCTAACCAAAGCGATTTAATTGGGCGGCAATGTCTACTAACCGTAGATGGTCCCGGCAAGTGCGCCCGGTGCTACGGTGAGATTAAACCATTCCAAAAAGAAGTCATCTATCTAGGCAAGGCTGAGGATCAGATTCACCACGCGGTGCTTGACGAATACCGATTCATAGATCCTATCCGTTGCCCGTTTTGCGGTGGCCTTATCGTCAGTTACTTTATCAATGTCGAGATGGTAATCAGGAATGAGCGACCTTGACTTTGCCGTTTTAGGAATCAAATGGAAGCACGCGCACTTTACCAGACTGACAAGCCTTGCGGGTCCCCGAAGGGGGACACAATAGACCCTAATCAGTTTGTCACCGTCCAAGTTGGCATATCCCCAAAGTGGCATAAGATTTTATTGCGACTCCAGCAATTGGAGCGGCAAGGGGTACAAATCAGTATAGTCCAGTTTACCCGGCGCGGCCCAAAGGTGTTAGAGGTAATTAAACCAGAGGACTAGACAACTCAGGGACTTTATGGTAAGATAAGCAGTAACTATAAATAGCCGCTGCCCAAATTGGGCCGGCATAGCCAATAGCAAAGTAATCTAAAGGCCAAGAGTTTAATAACTCTTGGCCTTTTGTTATTTCCCCGCCCGGTGCGGGATACAAGCCCCTAGATGGGGCAGGAGAGACAAATGCCAGCAGAACCCGGCCAGGAGCCAGAGCCTACACCTACGCCTGAACCATCGGAGCCTAGCGGCCAGGAGCCGAAAACGTTTGATGAGGCGTATGTAAAAAAGCTAAGGGCAGAAGCCGCCAGCCATAGAACCGAGCTTAACGAAACCAAAAAGACCCTGGGCCAACTTCAGGAGGAATTGAACAAACTGAAGGGCGCTCAGGAATCCACGAAGCAAAAAGAGCTTGAAGATCAAGGCCGGTGGAAAGAAATCGCTGAACAGAACGCGCTAAAACTCGCACAGCTTGAGGGAATACCCGACCGGCTGAAGGAATACGAGATAACCATAACCGGCCTGCTTGAAGGCCAGCGAGATGGATTACCGGCGGCAATCATCGAATTGCTAGACGCAATGCCGGCGGTCAAACAACTCGAATGGCTGGGTAAGCACAAGGCCGAATTGGTCAAGCCGGCCAATGGGCAGCAGACCAAGCAAAAACCGTTGGCCGATTTCAACCCTTCGGGCACATCGGGTAATGCCGAAAGCGACCAGCAGCGAGTGGCGCGAATCACGAAATCGCGTGGGCAGATGGTCTCTCCTTTTTCAAGTCAAAAGTAGTACTGAAGTAGTCAGTAGCCAGATGTCAGATTTTTTCTGACTACTGAACTCTGACTACTCCT